AAGAATCGATTTCTAGTTTGCGTTGTATTGTTTTCAAAGACCAAGAATCTACTTGTTGACGCGATGAACTTCTTCAAGTTAATCATCAATCGTCGTACATTTACTCTATCTAGTGCTGATGCTTTCTTCTGTAGCGTTTTCTGTCCCCATACGCATATTCCTTGTCCCGGGAATGTTGCTAGTGGATTCACGCGACCTGCATATAATACATCTCTGTTAGCATGTGTTAGTTTACGCTCTGCCCGTACAGCAGTATCTATACCACCTCTGTTTAATCCTGCAGGAGCGTACCACTCTGCAGCAACTCGATCGTTAAATGCGAGTACTCCTGGTAATACTGTTCCAGCTGGAACCCATACAAGTTTATTTAACTGATTATCAGGTATCTGTACCCATGGCCAGTACATCGCTGCATAGCTTGAATTATAATCAGCAGCTTCTGCTATAGCTGATGCTGGTGCTGATCCATATCCAACAGGATCAATAACTGCAAATGCATCGCCTCTTGATTCACATGTTTTAATAGCTTTATCTACTATCGCGGAATGCATGTTTTGGTTAGCACCTGGTACTAATATCATATTTATATCATATTCATCTTGATTAGCAAGTAAATCAAGTGCTTGCGTATATGCTTGACCCCCATTTACGTTATCACCTGTTGATAAATCATATCCTTGGCAGTTAGCTTGAGAAATTGCATCATAGAATTTTTCAGCTCCAGTAACTTTATTACCATCTTTACCGCCATCAAATGATCCAGAACCTACAGCAGGTATATTATCATCGGAATTTGTTATTCTAATAGCACCATTCTCATCTAGATAATCAACTGTTTGCTTCAATACCTCTACGCGAACGTAATTAGATTTGTTAGCGTATGCACCAACAGTTTGTAAGTATTTATCACCAGCACCACCAGCAATAGTTTGCGTTGTGTCCCCTATTACTTTAGCTACGTAATTTGTTGCATTTGGATCTAGCGATAAATTAGACCATGTCTCTAATGGTATTTTAGCGTTACTGCTATCATTACCACGGCGTATCACTAAGTTAAATGTTCCTGCTGCTGTATCTCTAGAAGTAACTTCCCATCTAATATTATCTTTTGAACCGGATGGTAATATGTGATTACTACCTTCAGTACTTTTACTATTCATTATCGCACCATCACCATGCGTATGTAGTTTAAGCGATGGGGTTGCTACTGCATCTGTACCACCAGTTAAGGTTAATACATCTGATAATGTTATAGCAGCTCCAGCTGCAGCTGCTGAGCCGGAATCCACTGTTATTGAATTACCAGCTGATCCAGCTAATGAAGATGTTAATTCTAAGTGTGTTCCTGCATTCGCGGTTGCTGTTACCCCTATAGTTGAGGTGTTTGCATTAATTACTGTTGCTAAGCTATTGATTGCTGTTGCAGCTGTAGACCCAGTTAGTGCAAAGAATATATTACCCTCTGCAGTCGGTACTGGATCTGCTGTTGCAATTATCCTGTACTCTACATTATTATTTGTTATCTGTAATTCATCACCAGCATCTTGAAAGAAGTTGCTCCCATATTCAAGATTTCCAGTAGCTACTGTTCCATTGACAGCAGACACGCCACTGTCTACACTACTTGATGCATGTGATGCTCCGTCACCGGTAATCCTAACTACTGTTAATGCTCCACCATTTTGCAAATACTGCTCTGCAACATGTGATGTTAGGTATTGATAATAATCACTACCACTCTTATATGTATTACCAAATGTTTCAACGTACTCTGCGTATGATGATACTAATGTCGGGATGCCAGCTGGACCTTTTACGGTTGGCCCGACAACTGCTGCTCCAATCTCACCAACACCTTGTGGTAAGAACGATAAGTCATTTTCACGGGTAAATACACCGGGACTTACAATTTTTTCAGCCATGTAATCTCTCCTATTATTATACTAAAAGTAAAATTATTCGTATATAAATATATGAGCGTATCCGCAAAAATGGTTTTATAGAACTTTATTCTGGCATGCTATCATTTTCTGTAAACGTAACTCTAGCAGGTGCAAAAACCTTACTACTACCTTGCATCATTTGCTCTTGCACGGTATTTGGTATTATGTGACCATCTATAGTGATAGTGAACTCCGTTTTTACAGCTCTATCCTGACCAGATACAATCTCCGTGGATGAACCAAACTCATCAACTTTAGCTCGTACTAAAAACTTATCTTGATCTCCCCAATATGAGCCTTCAGAGTAACTCACGGCCTCTATTATACGGTTCATTTGCGATGTAAATTCTGTCCATACTATACACTCATATGTAGCAGTTATAAAGTCTGGTATTACTACTTTATGGTACTCTTTCACCGGCTTTACACCTCGTAGCGTATCGAAAGCAGTGTATTTATTTTCTTTACTATATGTGTTATGTACTAGATGCTGCAGTGGATTGTTCACATCTACCTTCGTACCTATATCACGATTCTTAGTGATACTTGATCGCTTGTACATTATTATAGGTAACTGCATCTTACCTTTTACATCTCTATATAAGCTAGATTTCTGTACATTACTCCAGCGCTCCGGTGTACCGTACATTACAGGTACTGGTATAATTGCCTTATTTGCGTTTTCTACTTGCACACGTAATACGTTATCAAAGTAGTATTTGATTGTTTGATCAATATCAACTAATCCTATAACTGCTTTCGCAACTGTGTCTGTATCGCGACGTATATTTACTTCACGTCGAGTATTTTGTATATCTCTCTTGTCTGACATTACAGTATCCTACCATCTTGCTCTGTTGATTGCTCTTCAATTCCGAGTTTCGATCTACGAGTTAAGTGGGCGCTAGCAATTATTGATATACTCTCACCGCTATTTAAATTAGGGTCATCTGATCGCTTTCCACCCCAGTATTGATTTTCAACAACTGCATTTATTTCCCAATACCCGTTATCGTGATTAATTATATCACCGACTTGTACTACCACATTTGCTGTGATCAGCATATCTTTTAAGAATGCGAATGTTGCAGATTGATTAACATCTACTCCAAATTCAGATTCTTCCCAGGACTGCTCTTCTTTTGTAGCAAGGCAATTTATACGTACACCTCGCATGAAAGCTTTACTTGTCGGAGTTTCACCATAAAAATCGGTGTTCGTTGAGCTTATATTTGCTCTAAATAATACTACAGTTTGCTCCACAATATTATTTAACAATTCCTTGTTAATAGTGTTTATGAATGCTGCGTCATTTTTTGAGCCAAATAGTGCCATGTTATCCTATATAAATATTTAGTGGTATTTTATTAAATGTGTCTTGTTGAAATTGCCCTTCTTCACTTTGTCGCTCCATCATGTTCCGCCTCGATGCTTGTTCTAGATCTTCTCTAAGTTGCTCTACTAAAACATCTTTTTCAGCAGCTCCTTCTGATCTTAGAGTATCACCATCTAGTGATATCTCAGCTCCAGGTGTTGGTATTGATGGATATTTGCCTCGGATAACACCTAGTAATTCCTTGCATAAAGCAAGACAGTATTTACGTATCCACTGCTTACCAGGATCGTTTATATTTTTATATACCATGTTATCATACTTCACATTAGAGTAGTCTGATACAGTTGTCTGTATATGTAGGTTACTTCTATCTGTGGTTTTTAAGTAATGAAACCATAGTGTGTAATCAGCTTTCGGTGTAGGTAGTATGGTTAACCTATTATTTACTAGTTCAAAACTATATGCAGATTTACGAACCATATCGTTAAACTCAATTGCTTGTACTCTTAGTAAATCATCATACATTGGCATCATCAAGTAATTTATAGCTGGTGAATAACTTCCCCACCCGAATCCTGAGAGCATCTGCTGTGATCCTAGACCTGATCCCATATGTGGATCAAAGAAGCGGGTCATAGCTGGTGATGCTTCATAAAATACTCTACGTACTTCAATATCTGTACTATTGGCATTACCTGATTCAAGAGTTACGAGGTTGCTATCTGCTAAATTATATGTTTGCTGGCCACCTTTTACACTCAGCGATGCGGAGTAAAATGATACATTACCACCAACGCCAGCTTCAGTAC